TCGCGCTGATGCGCTGAGATCGTTGATTGCTTATTGAGAATCAACAAGACCACTCCAGCCCAGTCAGGACGGTGAGCTTATTGAGAATCTGATGAGAACGACTGCGGCGCAAGGGATCTGCGGGTCCTCCGCCCGCCCCCTTGCCATGGGGCATCCAGTCGCTCGATTCCTATGGTGATACCATTTTCTCAACAAGGTTGCAGCCCGTTCGCCTACAATGAGGTGGGCCAGCGTGGTGGAACACCTGACCCGTGACCAACCTGCAGATTCAGGCTGATGAAAGGAAGCGTACTGGATCGGTTCGGGCTTGAAGAGTACCGGAAGATTCGCGAGCAAGTTGTTTACGACCCGAGCGCGGCAAATGGCTTGCGCTGGCTTTATACAAAATCAGGTCGAAGATCGACAGAAGTAGGAAAAGGATTTTGGATTGATGGAGTTAGCTACCAAGCAGCTTGGGTTGTACTAATACTCAATGACCACTGGCCCGAGGAAGGCCAAAACGTGGCCAAGAGAATAGACCCTTCTGGCCCTTGGTCGGATGTAAACAATCTGGAGTGGGGCGTGCATGGAGACTCTAGGCGGCAGAGTGCTGAACAGAAACGAGCCGAACTAGTTGTCTCTGTGCTTGGGCATGATGAGCCCTTTATCGATGATCGGCATCGTCTAAACTTTCTTTGTGCTAACAATCACCAATGGAACAGCTATCCCTTAAGTCTTCAGGCAAGAAAAGGAAAGGGCTGGAAGTGTGAAGAGTGCGAAAAAGAAAGGAAGTCATCCGAGTTGACCTTGGCTAGGCATAGGGCATATCGCGAGGCAAACGCTGAGGTTTTAAAGGTAAAAGACCGAGAACGATATGAATCCAACAAAAATGATCCGGAGTGGCGAGAAGCTCGCAGGCAACGCCAGCGAGTAAATGTGGCCAAATACCGCGCCACCCATGGCCGCGAATCTCGCTCCAAAAATGGCCTGCCCTACAGGTTTTGCGAGGACCACGGCCTGCCATTGGTACACGCCAGCTTGATTGCCGAGATGTACGCCGGAGGGCTGGAGCCGGATGCCATTAGGGAATCCCTGACCCTGCGCGAAAGCCTGCTGAAGTCAGCTGGCAGCGCCCCCAGCGTGGCCCGCCTGGTGATGGAAGAGCAGCGCCGGCACTGGCAGGAGAACCCGGAAGCGAAGGCGGCGCATGATCGGTGGTGGAAATCGCATAACTGGTGGCTGAGGTATCAGATCAACCCAGAGCTGCGGCTTTACACCCGCCAGAAATCCAAGCGCCGCAAAGCGCAGATGCGCAACAGCGTGGCCATCCAGGTGTCAGGCCAAGAGATCAGCGCCAGGTTTGCGAAGTTCGACCACCGCTGCGCATACTGCGGCGCCGGCGGCGACCTCCACATTGAGCACGTCGTACCCATCAGCCGCGGTGGCGGCCATGCGATTGGGAACATCGTGCCAGCGTGCGAATCGTGCAACTACAGCAAGCGTGATCACCAGCCCGAAACCTGGTACCGCCGCCAGCCGTTCTTCAGCGAGCTGCGCTGGCGGAAGATCTGCCGGGTTCTGGGGTGGCAGCGCTCCAGCGTCGGCCAACTGGCCCTGCTGTGAAGGGCTGCACAACCGGAAGCGCAACCCCGCGCTTACGCTGGTTGCATGACGGTTGCAACCGACCAACTGCTGAGCGCTGGCAAGGGCTCCGAGCTGATCCGCGCCAAAACCGGCCGTAGCTGCACCAGGCAGAACCTGGAGAAGCTCTGCAAGCAAGGCAAGCTCCCGCGCTCCACTGTCAGCACCGCCCCGGTGCGCGTGCGGGCCGCCCTGCTGGTGGATGAGTACCTGGCCAACATCGATCAGCGCCAGGCGGTGCGCAACAAGCCCGGCGTGCGCGATGACACCGCCCGCGCCAGCGCGCCACCGCAGCGCCCGCCTGATGAGCCCCTGGCTGATGATGAGCTGCCGTCCTACACCATCAGCCAGCAGCGCAAGGCGTTTGAGCAGGCCAACCTGTTGGAGCTGGAGCGCAAGCAGAAGGAAGGCCAGCTGCTGGAGCGCGAGGATGTGGAGCGGGCCTGGGCCAACACCATCGGACGGGTGAAGTCCCGCATCCTGGCGACCGCCAGCGCAGCCAAGCAGCGCATCCCCCACCTAGACCCGGAAGAGGTGGAGATCCTCAAGGACATGCTCCGCGAGGCCCTCTTCGAGCTGGCGGCGGAGGGCGAGCGATGAGCAGCGCCACAGCGGTCGAACTGGAGGCCCAAATCCTGCGGTGGTTCAAGCCATCGCCCAAGCTGCAGCTCAGCGAGTACGCCGATCAGAACGCGGTGCTCACCGGCAGCACGGCGCAGAAACAGAACTGGCGCACCCTGCCGTACCAGCGGGAAATCCTGGACTGCTTCACCGATCCCAAGGTGGAGATGGTGGCTTGCATGAAGTCCGCCCGAGTGGGCTGGACGAAAATGTACGGCGTGGTCATTCAGTACTACAGCCACCACGATCCATGCGAAATCATGGTGGTTCAGCCGGTCAAGGAAGACGCCGAGGGTTACAGCAAGGAAGAGATCAAGCCACTGTTTGATGACACGCCCGTGCTCCAGGGCCTGATGTCAGAGTCGAAGGCCCGCAACACGGCGACCAACACAATCCTGCTCAAGATCCTCACCAACGGCGGCCTGATCGACATTGTGAACGCAGCCAGCGGCCGATCGTTCCGCAGGAAGTCGCGGAAGGTGGTGCTGTTCGATGAGCCCGACGCCTACGAGCGGATCAGTGAAGGCGATCAGATCAAGCTGGGCCGGAACCGGGCGGACTACTACTGGGACCGAAAGATCGCCATTGGCGGCACGCCGATCTTCAAGGCGGAGGTTGGCGGCAAGACTGAGCAGTGGTTCCTCAAGGGTGACCAGCGGCGGTTCTACGTGCCGTGTCCGTTCTGCGGCGATCAGCAGACACTGCGCTGGGAGCAGATGCGAAAGGAGGGTGAAGATGCCGGCAAGTACGAATGCCAGAACTGTCACGAGCTGATCCCCCACAGCAAAAAGCGTTGGATGGTGGAGCGGGGTGAGTGGCGGGCTACGGCCGTCTCCCAAGTGCCGGGACTGGTGAGCTTCCACATCTGGGCGGCCTACAGCTACTCACCGGCAGCCGACTGGGACGTGCTGGTCCGGGAGTACCAGGAGGCGCTGGAGATGATGCGCAAGGGCGACCCCGACCTGATGCAGACCTTCCACAACACCGTGCTGGGCCTGCCCTGGGAAGACACCCTCGCCGGCAAGTTGAACGTGGAGGGGCTGACCAAGCGCCGCGAGGATGCGGAGGCCGGCAACGGCTACCCGGCCGGCACCGTGCCCGGTGGCGTGCTGCTGCTCACCGCCGGCGTGGACGTGCAGGGCGGCGGCGGCGCCGTGGGCGAACGGCTGGTGCTGACCGTCTGGGGATGGGGCCGCGGCGAAGAGGGCTGGCACATTGCCCACTACGAGATCGACGGCGACCCACAGCAGACCGAGACCCTTGATCAGCTCGATGCGATCAGCGAGACCCGCTGGCGCCGGGAGGATGGCGTAGAGCTGCAGATCGCCCTTGGCGGGATTGACGATGGCGGCCTGGCGACCAAGGAAGTGCGCGACTGGTGCCGCACCCGAGCGGGCAAGTGGGCGCCCATGAAGGGCATTTCAGGCAAGGGTCGGCCGCTGATTGACAAGGGCAAGGCTGTGTTTGTTGACCGGAAGAATCAGGCCTCCACCCGGCGTGATGTTCTGCTGTATCCGGTGGGCTATGACACCAGCATTCAGCACCTGCAGGGCCGGCTGAGACAGGAAACACCTGGGCCTGGCTATCTGCACTTCGGCGAGGCCTCGACTGATCAGTTCTTGGCGGAGGTGTTCCCGTGGAAGAAGCTGCCCAAGCGCCAAGCTGGCCAGACGGTCTACGAATGGAAGTGCCCACCCGGCAGCCGCGACGAGGGCGGCGACTGCACCCGGATGGCCTATGCCGCGCTGCAGCTGGTGTCCAGGAGGTACGCCCGGGGGACGATGTGGGATCGCCTCGCGCAGCAACTCACCACCCCCGCCACCCCCACCCAGGTCGAGCGCCGCAAAGGCTCCTGGCTCAGTCGCTGATCCGTAGCCTGACCTAGGAGGTGTCGCCGATGGCATTCACGCAGCAGCAGTACGAGGATCTGGTGGCTGCGATTGCCGAGGGCGTTACCAGCGTCAGCAGCAACGGCCGGCAGGTGAGCTACCGGAACCTGACCGACATGATGAAACTCAAGGCGACCATGGAAGAGGAGCTCGGCCTCACCGGCGCCGGCCGCCGCCGGCATTACGCCAGCTTCCGGAGAGACTGAGCATGGCGCGCAAGCCGACCCGCGATCAGCTGGAGCTGGCGCTGAAGGATGCACAGAAACAGCTGGCCATCACCCACCTGCGGGCGTTTGAGTCGGCCAAGGAATCCAGGCGCACTGAGAACTGGTACACCCGCAACGGTGGCCCTAACGCGGACATCCGCACCGCCTGGCGGCTGCTGACGCGGCGGCATCAGGACCTGGTGGACAGCAACCCCTGGGCCAACCGGGCGGTGCGGGTGATCACCAACAACTGGGTAGGGGATGGCATCATCGGCAGCCCCCAAGGCGGCAGCCGCCGGTATGAGCAGGCCTGGAACGACTGGGCCGACTCGATTGAGTGCGACCACGCCGGGAAGCTGAACTGGTACGGCCTGCAGTCGCTGATCGCCCGCACCACCGCCGTGCGCGGCAGCTGCCTGATCCGCCGGCGGATGGATGAGCGTATGGCTGATCAGG